TCATGTAGTTTGCTGTATCGGATTGCCCCGCATCGAACAAATCCATTAGCGAGAGAGGATCTTCGTATAAGCCCATTCTGAAACGGTTTGGTGAGTACTCAGTAATAGGAACTTCTTTCAATTCGTGAGGTTCCTCTTCTGGGTTTTCGAGCGAGATAGAGTGTAGAGACGTTTCTTTGAAATAAATAGTTTTATCTGATGTGTAGATAATCGGCTGAATAAATTGCTTATCAGCGTTTTTTGAGAATCTTGTTTTAGGATATCTCACCGCCAGTATAGGCTCACGCTTAACAGTTGTGTCATAGACAACAAATGTCTCAAACACATTCGCCAAATCCACATAATCGATATCGTCTTTGTCGCGGTAACTGATTTCATAAGCTCTGCCATATTTATCCATGTCTAACCAAAGCTCGCCATTCAAACCATCAACATCATTATTCGTGTTAAATTCGTCAATTTGCTTTTGCTGGTCGTCATTATCGATTTGAACTTTAATCGGATTGCCTGTGTTGTAACCTACATCAAACGTACATAATACCTTGCCGAAGTTGTGAGCAGAGCGATGATCCGCTTTTTCCTTTTCCTTACGTCTTCGGTTTTTCATGATGTTGGTGTTTCTTGCTTTGTAATAATCGTCTAATACTTCAAGCCTAGGAACTTGGTATTGATGATGATGTTGGATCATTCCTGCTAAGGTGTCCAAATCAGCAAGCAAGTCTTCAGCAGAGCTAAACCGATAATGGATATTCGATTCTACTTCAAAACTGACATAGTTAACATTCACATCAGCAGACGCTCTGCTATCAACGTCATATTCAAATTCATTTACTTTATCCATTCCTCACACTCCTTAAAACATTCTCTTGATTTTGTTCCGCTTCTCTTTGGTAATGGTTGATTTCTTTTTAGCCCACATGTCTTCGTTAAATGCATACCTTGTCGCATCGATCGTATGGTTGTCTTTATCCTCTAACCTTGGCTTTGGATTTCCATCACGATCGGTTTGATAATCTATATTTTCAAACTCTTTAGCGATGTTCGGCGTTCGTAATGGATCAATGCATATGAAGTCCAAATCATCTAACCATTGCTCGCCATATTCGACAGAATCGGGACCTTTTTTGACACCTTTAATATTTCTTATGCCGTGTTCGTTCACTAACTCAGCGTTACTTTTTGGTTCAGCAGAATCAGAGAATATCTCATCATTTTGGTATCCTTTTTCGTGGAGTTTTTTCGCTAGCTCTCTATTACTAATCTTCACTCCGTAAATTTCATCTATTGCATAGATCCCATTTTTCTTTTTGTCGTAATGCCATCTTACAAACGCTAGGGGATCAGTCGCATAACCAAAGTCATTCCCGTTTCGAATGTTATCGAAGGTAGCTACCATCTCATCAGTGATACTCCCTGGCACTACTTTCAAATTGTCAAACGGGACAACACCAGATCCAATAGCTTTACCATCATATTCCCACTCAGCTCGTCTAGGGTTCCTTGCTCTGGCTGCTTCGACTTCGCTCAGAAACTCCTTAGAGATAAAGGGGTTATCTTTATATGTCGAGTGATGAATGAATGTGTTCTTAGGCTGAAAGGATGTTTCATATTTTTTGTTTACCCATGATTGCTTCCGCTTCGGCGGGTTATAACTGTAAAAGAATTTATAAAAAAGACCATCATCCAATTCTCCACGCAATAGGGAGTTGGTGATAGTCGTTACTTCATCCTCATTCTTAAATTCTGCTAGCTCCTCAATCCAACCAATCGCAAAAGGGAATTTGCTGTCCTTCAACGATTTAATCCGTTCTGGATTTTGCGCTCCACGAAATATCATGTAGTTACCACGCGGTTTATAAGTAATCCTCAACGGAGATTTATTAAACTTGAATAGGTGGGAAACACCTTGCTGTTCAATCGCCCATTTCATCTGTTCATATAATGATTGCTCAAGCGTATTATCAACATACCGAATCCCGACTGAATTTACAGCGTATCGCATTAGCAATTGAGTGATAATATGTGCAATATCCGATGATTTACCAGATCCACGACCGCCCTTGCAAATGATATTCAATATGTCAGAATTTAGCGTAGCTCTCCATACACTATGAAACTTCTCAGGTAGCAAATCAGAAAGCTTCTTAGCCATCGTCTTCACTACCGATATCATCGATAAATGTAGGAACTTCTGTAACCTCAACCTTTTGTTTATCGACAAACGCTGCATTTATTTTGTAGTAATGTTCCAAGGCTTGATTGCGTTCCTTGAATCCCGCCGAGTACTCACTTATCTCTCGTTCGATCACTTCATTGGTAAAAGGATCTCGCTTAATAACTTCAAAGCGTTGTGGTTCTCCTTTTGCAATAGAAGCAGTAATAGCCAAAGCTTCTTCCATTGTTAAATGCCTCTTAGTTTGAACTTCTTTTAGCTTCTCTTGAATGTAGTCGGATACTTTTCCACCTTTTTCCACCAATTTTTCTTGTGCGTTCTTAGCGTAGTTTTCTTTATAACCAGCTTTCAGTGCTGACTGATAAGCATTGCCTGTGATGATGTACTCATCAGCAAAAGCTAGTTGTCTTGGGTTTAAACTCATTTTCCATCACCACTTCCCTTTAAAAGTTCTTCTTAACTAGCGTTGCTCCCTCTCGCTCATACTG